TCTAAATCTAACGGTATCACTTGTAGATCTACCATGCTCTGGTTCTTTAACTGTAATTGTTGCATCACTTGCTGTTGTCGTAAAAGGATTTAGTCCTAATAAATGAGGAACAGCTGTTTCTGTTCTGTCTGGTCTTGGGTTTTGCAGAGCTTCTGCATCCCCTTTATGTTTAGAGGATTTTAGTTGTGGATGTTTTTCTTCAAATTCTGAACTATGGACTCTGGAGCCATTCCATTCTTTTTGCATCTCAGAATAAGGAAACGCTATTCCACTTCGATCTGAAATAAATTGTGCAAATTTTCCTTTAGCTGTTACCATATTAATTTCCTCCTGGAACTAAATGTAGGCTAACATTGTCTCTGTCTTCTGCTGCGGCTCTTACCCATTCTTCATCGTAAATTTGTTTTAATATGGGTAATTTTTCTGGTGAAAATTTCATTGCTATGTAATAAGCGAGACCGGATATTAAACAAGGAAGAAACCTAAAAGGTACCTCCGGTGTATTTGTGTAATCATCTCCGGCATCCTGTATTCTGGTTAATGCATGAAATTTAAAAGTATAAGTAGACGTTGAATCTGGTGTTGGATAAAAAAAGACTTTAGGAACAACACTTCTTTGTAAATACATTTGTGTTGGTCTTCCTGTAGATGTTTTATCTGTAAAAGATAAATATTGGGCTCTACTAATTCTTTCAATTCTATAATCTTTAGAACTTTTTGTAATAGCAGCTTCCATTATATCAACAACATCATCTCCTAAACTATACTCTGCTAATTTTGCTGTTAATGTTTTAGATCTTTCTTCTACTGCCCATAAATTAATCCCACGATTAGCCCACTCTGCAAACATAATATTCATAGAGCGTCTCGCAGTTTTTAAATCATAACCAGATCTTGATTCTAATCCGCAACGTTCATAAGCTTCATTAATAATATCATCAATGTCTAAATTAAATTTTGTTGTATCAGATGTTGTCATTTATTTTTTTTCCTTTTTTTATATTTCTTCTTTTTCTTTTTCTTTCCTTTAGAAATTTGTTGTGGAATACTACTCCTACTAATCACCACTATACATCTCCTTGCTTATCTAAATCTTCCCTTATACACAACGCTCCAAGTAATTTCCATCTCGGTCGATACTTGTCGTGAATCTTTTCTATATAATAATTATCTGCATATGTTTTGCAATGTTCCACAGTCTTAAAACTTTTCTTCGCGTAAACCTGTTTTGTATTTTCCACCTTTATACATGGAGTTCCCGTTAAACAAAGCATTATAATTAATTTGTACACTTTTTAATTCCTCATTAAATGTCACGGGATGCTTATAAACGTCTATTTCTCCATTACTACAAACCGCTAGTTTCCAATCGTATCCAAAATCCATTTTTTTAATTTCGTGAATAATCCATTTACTTGATCCATCTAAGCATTCTTTGCTAGATGAATATTCTGGTCCGGCCTTAAATACAGTGTATTTAGGACTCGGATTATCGTAAGCCACGATATGGGCAAACATGACAAATAATATCCAGATTTCTTCCATTAGTAAGTTTTTTGTAATTCAAGCACAATTGTATAGGTGTCTAGATTAGAATGACCTCTTGTTGTAAAGAGTACATCACCATTTATGCCACTTCCGGCATTATTTTTAATACCACCAAATGATCTAAAATCTTTGACTCCATCGCCTTCAAATTCACCTAATATAACATTAGTAGTTGCATTCCAAAATAACTGTACTTGCATTCCAATAGTCATATACCAAATACGTAATACATGAACTCTGGAACAAGCTGTACTAGATCTAGAGTGAGAGTTTAAAGCAGATACATCTACTTTAGCTACTGCACTTTCACCGCTTCCATCTGAAATGTTAGTGAACTTCATAACCGCGATACGGTCATTATCTACAAGTGTTTGACTTGTTACTGCGTCTGCCATTTTTTTGTTCCTCCGTTAGAGAGAGCGGGCTATAACCCACGCTCCACATAAAGTTTATAATAATATAATTATACCAGTTAAATGAGATTAATCCACCCCTAAACAGAGGTGGATTAAAATTAACTATTATTCGTAAACATTTCTGCTTATCGCTTGATAATGCACGTTAAGCGCTTCAGCTGCACCGTCACCTGCTTCAATACCAATATATGGAATGAAATCCACATCATTAGTTAAAGCTGCTGATTTAACAACCGCTTTACTTGGTTGAACTGCTGTTACCGCAGTACCACCTGTGCTTCCAGATGTAGTGGTAATATTATATTGTATACCATTTACATAAATAGTAGCTTTACGATCGCTATCTATAACGATCTTTAAGTGGTAAGGCGTAGTTGCTGCAACAGTAATTGGTAATTGACTAATATAATCAGTCCCACCAATACTATGAACAAAATGCAATTTAGTAAAATCAGTAAACGCTTCACTAGCAGTTGCATCAGTTTGAAACTTAAAATATGCTTGATCATCATCAGTTGCGACTACTTGATCATTAGTTAGCTTTAAGCCTGCCCAAACTTTTTGATTATCAATTGCTGGTAATTGAATAGAACATTCCCATTCAACTGAGTTTTCAGTTCCCCACTTATTTACTTGCCAAGATGATTGGTTTGTATCCAAATGAGGTGCTATGATTGCTTGATCCGCATCAGCACCAGCTGTTGTTACCAAAATACCTGCAATAGTAGTTCCAAAAGTACATAAAGCAGTAGTCATATTAGTTCCTAATACTTCAAACTGCTTATTGGCAATAACATATGCTGCCAAGTCTGATGCACTATCCGCATCAGGGTCAATGATTGCAACTGCATTAAGTGCAGGTTTTTTTTCAAACCACTCTTCTAAGTAGTATCTTCTAGCATCGTTTACACCAGAACCCA